CATCGCACCACGCCACAAACAAATAAGAGTAACGCGCGAGTAACTATAGCGTGTGCGCGTGCGCATCATCGGAGGGGAGGAGGGGGTCAGCGATTTGCGCCGCGTTCTCGCGTTATAATACATATACAGCCCTACAAAAAATAGAAATGAGATTCCCGACTTACAGAGTATGCAGAGTAATAGGGTCTTGCCAACGTCGCTTCGCTCCTAAGACCCCCAGACTCACCTATGGTTCGATTATAACATACGTGTCAAGCTTGTCAAGCCTTTTTTGGGGTGTTTTTAGGGGTGATATTACGTAAGGTGTTGATGTGTAGTAGATAAACTATTTTCAACTATTTTTCATGGGGTGTTATATTGGGGGGTTGACAGGTATGTTATGATGTAGTCATGTCAACTAAGGGATCAGAGCCAAGAACATTAAACAGGGACGCTGCTAAGTATCGTAGCAATTTTGATGAGATTAAGAAGGACACACGTAAGGCTTCGGACAAGCGTGAGGTTCCTGCTAGTGATTTGCCTACGGGCATTCGTTCACGGACAATCTACGGGGGTAGTAAGTAATGGAGGATGAGGATGATCCAGTTGATAAGCTAAAGGCTTTCATGGCGGAGCATTCTATAAACTATGCCTTTGCCATATTGGACGAGGATGGGGACTTGCGGTATGATTATAGTAACTGGCGTGTGGGCAAGATGTTGTTTGCTGACAGTCTCATAGATATGGCAGAGGAGATGATAATTGATGAAGCCATAGCTTGGAACGAAACAGAGGGGGATGACGACGATGAGTGAAGAATTAAGACTAGAAACTAAAGACTTCATTACCAAGAAGCTAAGAGACGCACAGCAAGCTACTGGTCAAAACAAGGCTTGGTGCTTGCGTGAGCCTAAGAAGTGGGCGCTGGTGGCACAGCACATTATTCAGAAGCCAAATGGGGTTAGTGAGTTCTTGCGTAACAACAAGATTACCCGCAACTTCTACTATGATGTACAGACAGAGCTGTTAGCAGATCCAGAGTCTTCGGAGATACGTAATGCTTGGGCATCTGAGATATCCTCCGTTTTGTTCCAAGGGCTAGACACATACCGAAAAGCTCAAGACAAGTACACGGATAGGGTTGAGAGTGGGGACATTGAGATTGACGGCAACGAGCTGTTTAAGCAAGGAAAGAGCTTACAGGCGTTCAACGACATTCACAGTAAGTTGACGGGCAACAACATTCAGCGACACGTAGTCGAGCATAAGACTACACTAGACGAGGCAGAGGAATACGCTCGTAAGATGCTAGAGGGCATAAAGGAAGTAGAGATTGTAGACTAGCATGAAATTTACTACGCATCCAATTCTCAAGGGTCCGACCCCCGAAGAGATCAAGAAGCTGTGCTTTAACGACGACGGCTCTACGAAGCCAGAGGGTCTCAAGGCTCTCGTTGAAATACATCGTCAGCACGAGGATGCCGTAGCTAATGCTGATGCTGACCCATTGAACTTTGGCGTTTCGCTAGAAAGCTGGTCATATGCTGATGATATGCTAGACAAATACGATACGCTGATGATATTCGGAGGCAATCGTAGCTCAAAGACTGAGTATGGAGCTAGGAGCGTCGTGAAGGCTGCTTTGAAGAATCCCAAGTCTATTATCGTATGCTTTGCACAGGACGCTGACGCGTCCATTAGAACGCAACAGGCGGCGGTCTACAGGTATCTTCCGCCAGAGTTTAAGGTAAAGACTAAAGGTGTGCTGGAGTATTTGAACTACACAGTAAAGAACGGCTTTACAGGGCAGTCATTTATCCTACCTAATGGCTCACAGGTACTGTTCCATACATACAGCCAGTTCATTGCTAACAGGAGTAAGTTTGAGGGTCTTGAGCTAGGCTCTAAGACACCAGAATGGCACAACATTGGTCTGTGGCCAGACGAGTACCTTGAGGACGGAGACCTAATCCGCACCATGCGCTTCCGTTTAGCTACACGTGATGCCAAGATGTTATTGACGTTTACGCCTATTGACGGCTACACGCCATTCGTAGCAGAGTTTTTAAAGGGAGCAGAGACAAGGAAAACACGCAAAGCACCATTGCTAGATGGCGAAGAAGTTCCAGTGACGCAATATAGCCCAGAGAAGGACGCAGGTATCGTATACTTCCACTCTGAGTTCAATCCGTTTGGCGGATATGAGCGTATCGCAAAGGAACTAAAGCACAGTACTAGAGACGAGATCCTTACTCGTGCGTATGGTGTTCCAGTCAAGAGTATGACATCTCTGTTCCCTCTATTTAGCCAGAATGTCCATGTGCTTTCAGATGATGATTTTCCAGACCTGTCGGACAAGAAGGAGTACACGTGCTACCAAGTGGTTGACCCTGCTGGCGCTCGTAACTACACAAGCCTATGGGCAGGTGTAACAGGTGTAGGATCAGATACAGAGATTTACATCCGCAGGGAGTGGCCAGATCGTAAGACCTACGGACCTTGGGCTGAGTTTGGCGATCCACACTGGAAATTCGGACCAGCATCCAAGAAACTAGGCTATGACGTTGTCGGATACTGCAAATTGTTCTCGGACATCGAAAAAGAGCTGGGAATCGAACCATTCGAGCGTATCGGTGACTCCCGCTTCTTTGCCAACGAGAATGCCGACAATACCGACCTGTTTGATCAGTTTTCTGCCCACGACTTCCATTATGTGCCTTCTATGGGTTCGCAGGAGGAACAGGGACTCACAGCTATCGACGACTGGTTCTATTACAATGTAAACCTGCCCATCGACGCAGCAAACAAGCCGCGAGTCTACATACACGAGGATTGCGGCAATCTAATCTATGCCATTATCAACTATGGCGCACAAAAGAAGAAGGACGAAGCACTGAAGGACTTTATTGACTGCCTTCGCTATCTGCGAACAGCAAACTACGGTCAAGGACCAGAACACTACTCTAATGGCAAGCTAAAGTGCTTGGTTAGCTCAGGAGGATACTAGACACCTTGCCCTATATCCTATCCTTGACCACGCTGCGAAGAACTACGGTGTGCCGATTCAAGTGATGGTTACTCATCTGAAAGACCTCGCGAGGAGCAACAGAGAGCAGTGGATCTGATCACCACTGGGGCGTTTTTTTAGACGAATAAACTAACAGACATAAAATTAAATAAACCTACACATTATGACAGAATCAGAGAACGAAACCTGCAAGTCTATAGCAGAGCAATTGGGCGGAACATACACAGCAATGCGTATTGGAAAGCTTCGTGCAGCAGTATGTACGGAAGAAGACGTGGATGGCAAATACATCCTTCCTAGTGGTGTCCTTAAAATTATGAATCAAATTAAAGGTGAAATTGATGTTATTGAAAAAGCATCACCAGCAGTTGTTACTGTTAGAGTGTTACATCAACAGACTGGAAACCCCAGATTTATATTTGCTGAAGACCTTGAAACTAAAAAGAAGGTTGTAGTTTCAGTACCAAAACGCCAAAAAGATATTATTAATCAAAATGGCAAACGATTGAAAGTAAACAAAGGAGAGTTAGATGGACAAAAATTCTACAGATATCCAGTTAGATAAATCATTTCTAACTAATAACGCAGCATATTGGATAGAAATTGATAGGCGAGTTAATAATCAAGAAATTAGTGACGAAGACCTTGAGGATTCTCTGGGATATGGAGATGAGACAATAATAAGAATACTTAGTGAAGCAAGAAACAAGACTGGGAGGTAATATGATACAATGACGGCAATGGCTATAAATAGAAATCAAGACAGCGACGAGGCAGAAGTTTATTTTGACGAGTTTGACTATGATCAGTTTAAACAAACTTTTGACGAGGACGTTGACAGTCTTGCTGATTTCATTAAACGATGCAGCGACTCTGCTGATATTCGCCATTGCCAATGGGCTGGAAAAACAAGTGATTTAAAGAAGTCTGGTGAAACAGCATTTCCATTTCAAAACTCAAGCGACACAGAGGTTCACTTGGCTGAATATCATATTGCTTCTCAAGTAGCAATCAATGAGAACGCACTTCGCAAGTCTTCAATTCGCGCTTATCCTAGAAACATACAAGATGTAGCACGTTCTATAGAGGTTACTGCATTCATGAAATGGCTTCGTGACGCTGGAATTAAAGACTTCTGGCAGCAAATGGAAAAGGCGGATAATTACGCACAAGAAAAATCTTTGCGAGTCGCATACTGCGACTATAAGTCTCCAACTAAGCGTTCATACGAAAAAATCTTCGATTTAGAAGAAATTCAAAAAAGTTTTCCAGAGCAAGCAGCAGATTATATTGAGATCCTAGCCGACGAAGATCGCGTAGAGGAAGCACTGGAAGTATTTAATTCAATTCCAGGTTGGGAGATCAATGAAAAGCGAGTACGTAAAGCTTTAAAAGAACTACGCAAATACGGAACTGCAAAAATTCCAGTAACAGCAGAGGATCAAGGTGAACCAATCGTTCAAGTCCTTGCTCCAGATGAAGAGTTTTTTGCACCATCCTATACAACAAATTTCTGCGACGCAGTTCGCTGTCATATTCGTAAGCCAATGACATCCCAGGAAATCCTCAGTCGCGTAAGCGCCGAGGAATGGGACAAAGATTGGGCAGAATGGGCAATAGAGAATGAGCGTGGCACACTTAACGCATTCCGTACAAGCAGCACAATACCAAATCCTCGACAGCCGACTTCCTTAGATGAAGACCGCGACTTGATTGATGTTGTCTTTACGTTTGAACGTTTAATTGACCGAGACGACTTGGCGGAGGGTATTTACCTCACAGTCTGGAGTCCCGAGTTTGGTGATAGCGATGGGCAAGTCCCTCCATTCGCCAAGCGCACGCTACTTAGTGGCTTGCGCCAATTACCCTTTGTCGTGCAGTCTCGTAGTTACGATGCACGCACATTATACAGCGCACCGACTGTTCCTGAGCTGCTGAAGGCAAGCCAGAAGAACCAAAAGGTTCTCAGAGACGCAAACATGGATAACTCAGCTTACGAGGTGAGTCCTTCATTGCTTGCGCCGCCAACGTGGGATCATGGTCGTCCAGGACCAGGTGGCGTATATGCTACCCGAACTGGTCAAGCACCTTCATATCTACAACGTAACACGAACTTCGGCGCTGTATTTAATTTAGAAAAAGAAATTGTATCTGAGGCAGATCGATTGATTGGGCATGACCCACAAGATCCAACTTCAATTCAAATGCAAACTGCTTCTATCAATCGTCATCTAAGCTTTGCTCAAGATGTGTTGAAATTAACATACGAAATGTATAAGCTCAAGGGTCCAGAAGAATTATTTTTCCGCATAACTGGTCGCCCAGAACCCATTCAATTTGTTAAGGATTCTGAAGAAACAGAGATGGATATTAGTGTAAGCTTTAATACATTGTATGATGATCCAGAAAAAATGGAAAAAATGTCACGCACTATTATTCAAGCAGCACAACTAGATACATCTGGTCGTGTAAACAATGAAGCTGTTGTAGACTTTTTACTCTCGATGGCTGACCCAATGGCTGCTGAAACTATTTTGTTACCAGCAGAAGTTGGTACTGACAAAATTAAGAACGAAACACTATCTGATATTGCTCAAATGTCTGCTGGTATTGCTCGCGCACCTGCCCCAAATGCTGCTGAACTACGTATGCAAGTCGTCGGGGAGTATGAGGGAGAGCAACAACAAATTCAACAGTCTGGACAAGTTGAATCTATTTTGTTTACCAATCCTCAATTTATGTTCCTTCTTGGAGAATACAAGAAGCAGCTTGAGATGGCAATTGCACAAAAGAAGAACGGCACTGAGTTTGGTATCTACGGAACCGAAGCAGCAAGTGTTGGCAATATGGAAACCCAGAACTTAGAATCAAACGCATAATCGTGAACTTTACTGAATTTAAAAAACATCTTAACGATAATCCAGAAATTGGTCGCTGCCTCTATGAGTATTTAGAGGATCGTCGCGATCAAATGCTTTCACAGCCATGGTATTCTCCCGACAAATATTTAGGAAACCGATGCCAGACAGTTGCTCAATTCCTTACAGCAGATTTGATGGAAGAATTTAATTTTAAAAAATACTCCCGCAAAGATTAGTGCTGGGAGGACTTATGGTATAATTTCACTAACAGCCTCCGCCTTGGCTGATTAACAATAGGTAGATATGACAGATACACTAGAAGCGGATATCCCTGATTCCGAAGAAGCAATTCAGGAGACTAAAACACCAGAGCAGCGCCGACAAGACCTTTTACAAGAGCGAATCGACAAAGCAACTGGTTTAAAAGACGAGCCAGAGCCAGAAACTCCCGAAACCGAAGACGAAGAGGACGACGAAGAAGAAGTCGAAACCCCTGAAGTCGATGAGGAAGAAGAAGAAGAAAGCGATGATGAGTCAGACGTTCCTTCAGATGATGGAGGATTTGACATTGAGGATCTAAACGAGGAAGAGCTAGAAGCACTTACACAGCAAGTATCGGCAAAAGCAGGGAAAGCCCTGACTAAAGCTCGCTTGCAGGACAAAGAGCGGAAGGCAGAGATTGAGAGGCTACAAGAACAAGTGCAGGAATTATCTGCAAATGTTGTTACAAGCGACAATCCATTTGCTAACATTAGATCAGTAGAGAATGCAGACGCAGCAATCAAGCAAACGGAGGTCAACATTAAAGGTTGGAACCGCAAGCTGATTACTGATCGGGTTGAGCAATATAACGAGAAGACTGGTGAAGACGAGTCTGGAGTTATGTTTGGAAGCCAGTTCATGTCTGTAGATCAATTGCTCAATGCCATTGACAGGGAAGAGGAGAAGCTAGAGCCATTACGTAGTCGCAAGTCGGAGATCAAAAAAGTCTCAGAAACGCTTGGGGATACAGATGGTGTCATCGGAGAAGTCCGTGGCAAACTAGGGATCGAAGACGACTCGGACGAAGCTAAGGAGTATGAAACTCTTTTGTCTAACCCAAAGTTTGAGTTGGTTAAGAACATCCTCCCAGAGTATGCAAAGGAGCTAATTGAGATCCTTGGTCGTGCGGCAGTAACTAAAGTGCCAGAGACTAAGACATTCAGTAAGAAGCTTAAACGCAAGGCTCCCAAGTCCAAGACAGAGAACGTTTCATTAGATACAAAGGCTGCTCGTGAACCAAAACGATCGAACAGTGTTAGTGTAAAAGTCAAGAAACTGCAAAAGATCATCAGTGATCCGAGGCAAACAATCGCTGCTCGGCGCGACGCTGACCAGCAAATTAGAATCTTAAATAGAAGTTAAAATTATGGCACAAACATATTCAAGTACAGTCGGTAATCGCGAGTCTCTCCGCCAAACAGCGGAACTCCTTGCAGCCGACATTACCCCAGTAACAGGCTTGCTGAATCACACAGCAACAAAAAACAAGCGCCCTCGCTGTCTCATGGACAAGCTGAAGGCTGTAGCAAATACACCGCACGTTGAAGGTACTGACACAAACGTAGGTCGTGACGCATTCTCTCAAGTTCGCGAGTTTGAGGGTCAAGCTCAGCGCACAGTTGTTGAGTACGCTGTATCAAAAGAGCAAGAGCAAGAAGACTCGGCTGTTATCTCCAACATGATCAAAGCAGCCGACAAGTCTGCAATTGAAGTTGCGATTGACAAAGAGTTCGTTATCTGTGGTGACCAAGGCGTAACTGCTGACGTTCCAGGTACAACTGGTGGTGCTACCGCTGGTATTGGCGCTCTTATCTCAAATACTCCAGGCAATGGTGTTGACGCACTCTATGTAACCCCAGCAGCATCTATCTACGGTGGCCTCAAGGCTGACTACGATGATGCCGCAATGGGCGCACAAATCGCTTCGATGTGGAGCCAAGACACAACCATGCAAGATCTTTGGTTGGTCGCTGGTCCAGGTCTTCGCGAGCATATCGTTGCTTCGTTCACACGCACAGCTGGTGCAGCATCTCAGGTTGACTACAACGTAAATGGTACTACTACTATCCCTTGGATGGTTGAGATCATTGACTCTCAGTTCGGTCAAATAAAGATGAAGAGCGCAAACCCTAATTGTATGCCTTCCACAGATCGTGGTTACTTCATCAATCCTGGTCTACTTAGCGTTGCTGAGTACCAAGGTATTGAGTCAGAGAACTATCCCTTCTTGGGTGGCTCTTACAAGGGCGCAGTTGACACACGTTACGCACTAATGACCTCTGGGCCTAATGGTCTTGGTAAGGTTCAGT